CCCAATCATGGGTGTTGTAGCAAAACATGGCGTAATCCACCCACGGCTCACGGGTGTTTGGCTCCTCAAGGCAAGCCCCCTGATACCACTTTTCAGCCTCTTTGATCTCACCTAAGTTTTCGTGTGACTTGCCAAGCAGCCTCATGGCATAGCATCGCTCATGGCTCCAACTTGCCTGTGGCATTGTCAGGTACTTCTTAAGCGCAGGGATGGCCTCTTTCCACTGGTTGTAGAACGTCAGTTCTCTCGCGTAGTAGAAAGCATTTCTGTGGCAATACGGGTCTTCTTTGACCGCCAACTCAAGCAATGGCAGGTACTGGCTGCGTGACTTTGTTTCGTCAGGATGGTGGCTTACTAGCAACATATCCGTGTGTGCGTACACCTCGGGGATTCTGTTGTCAGCCCGAATGTACTCATGGATTGGGTGATGCCAGTGGTAGCCGTAGCGATGGTGGATTTTCTCGCTGTAGAACACGACCCCGTTGCTCCAATCAAACTTGTATCGCAGACGGGTTGTATCTGTCGCCCACACACGTTCAATCTCTTTGCGCCATCCCGGTTCTAGCACTTCGTCTAAGTCTAGCGAGATGCAGATGTCAATGTCAGGTGGCAGCAAGGCAAGGGCAGCATCTCTGGCTTTGTCAAACCGCCAAGGCTTTACGCATATCTCAAACACTCTAGCGCCAGCATTCATCGCCAACTGAATCGTGTCATCAGTTGACCCTGTGTCAGCAATGACAATCAGGTCAGCATCTTTGGCTGAAGCACAGAATCTTTTGACGAAATGCGCTTCATTTTTGCTGATGGCGTAGACAGCTATTTTCATACTTAGCAGTCTTCAGCGTCCTCAAAACCTACTTGCAGTTTCAGGTCAGCATATAGACCATCCATCAGATTACCCTGTGGAGTTGGGCAATAGAAAGCGTGTTGTGCCACTTCCTGTGCGTTTGCTTGCCTAGCATCAGCATTGGCAGACACAGACACTTGGTATTGCACCTGATCTTTGTTGCCAAAGATGTTGGTGATACGGGCATAAGCGTCTGTGAATGGAACGCCTACGTTGCTTGTGGGGATGGAGATTTTCAGAGCCATTAGTAGGTCACCTCAGTTGTTTCAATTTTTGCCACCCAGCGGATTGTGGTTGCCGCTGCGCCAGTAACAGTCACAGCGATGCCGCCGTTGGTCGTGTCAGCAGTGACCGCCAAGACCCATGTAACAGCGCCAGCGTCTTGAGCAATTACCAATGGAGTCACAGCCGCAACTAAAGCAGTGGATGCAGCATTAGCGCCGCGCTTGATTACGCCTTCAAACTTCCAGCCCGATGTAGTGCCGCCAGCCGTGACGTTGGCGATGCAAGTGCCTTGGAATGTGTACGCGCTGTTGTTGGGTAGGATTACTTGGTTGCTTGTACCAGCGGCTGCTGTGTCGCTTCTTAATACTGTTGCAGTTGCGTCTGTGGTTTGACAGCCCAATAAAAGAGTACCAAGTTGCTGAGTACCAGCAGCACTGGAAATAGGAGCATTACTTGCAGCAACAACAAAACTACCTATTATTTGTCTGGTTGTTCCTCTACTACCACCAATAACACTTGAAAAATTGCTGTTTGCTGTGTTGGATAAACCGCCACCTATAAAGGAACTTGTACCAGATGCTGAATTTGTATCACCACCAATAACAGAGGCTCGAAGCCCACTTGCGGTGTTTTGAAACCCGCCAACAATAGCAGCATTTGTTTGATTTGCTGTATGGTTTGAACCACCACCCACAAAAGAATTACTTCCGCTTGCTGTGTTGCTTGAACCACCAACAACAGAAGAACTTGAACCGCTGGCTGTGTTGCTTGAGCCACCAACAATAGCGCCGTAAGTGTTGGTTACTGCATTAGTAGCACCACCACCAATAAAACCCCCAACAGCGGTAATTCTATTAGTCATGCCCCCTACTATTGCAGACCCTGATGACGCTGAACCGACAGAACCTTGATTTAAAGTTAACCATCCACTTGCATAATCGCCTACGTTTGTTCCAAAAGAAATCGTTTGTTTTGAGTAAACAAGCACTATTGAACCAGCTTGTCCACAAGTATGAATAGGGTTTGTTGTACCGGTAGCATTAACATCTGATGAATAAATTTCAATTGATGTTGAGGTTGAACCAAATTGTTGATTAACAATCGTTATTTGCTTACCTTCAATCGGAGCTGTTGGTAAATAAACACGAATGTTAGCGCTTGCTGTTGCTCCAGTACGAAAGACTTGAATAGGAGCGCAGTCATCTGCCAAAGATACTGAGCGGACAGCGGATGTGCTTGCAAAAGTCCTAAAGAAATCCCACACCTGAATTGCAGGTGTGTTCTCGGATGCGAAACCCGTAAACATCAATAATCTCCACCAACAGCAGTCAGGTGGAAACCTGCCGCTACTGCTGTACCGAATGTGGCGTACACACGATACCCTGCCGCCAAACTAATGTTCAAAGGCAAGATGATGTCGGGTTGCTCTGATGTTTGGGATACGGTTGTTGCAGACAGTGTGCGCTCAAGATACAGCGTGTTGTTGGCTGCTGTTGTAGTTACTGAACCGTTGTTGATCCAAATGCGGATCACAGTCGCCACGTTAGTTCCAAGCGACCTCACCTTGATAAAGTCCAGACGTGAACCGTCAGTGGCATCAGCCGTAAAGATCGGGCCGTAGATCGTTCCAGCAGTCAGGTCGGTCGTTGTGTTGGCTGTTAAGCCGGGAGTACCTGCGGTCGCGGCTGTTCCGCTTACCCAAGTATTGACAGGAATCAGCGGAAAAATAGGGTTTGTGTTCTGTGCCATTTACATTGCTCCGATTGACCAAGATTGTAATTTGGGAATAGGTGATGAATCACCACCACCGCCGCCAGTAACAGCAACTGTAACAGCGCCGCCCGTGTTTGTCGCTGTGACTCCAGCGCCAGTAAAGTTCATGCTGGTCAACGCTGTCGTTAGTGTTGAGCCTTCATCTTGAACGGTAATGCTTGGGCCGGTGGGGCCGGTGGGTCCGGTCGGGCCAGTTGGACCAGCAACGGTAGAAGCTGCACCTGTCGGTCCAGTGGGTCCAGTTGGGCCAGTAGGTCCGGCAACGGTAGAAGCAGCGCCTGTAGCACCAGTTGGACCAGTAGGTCCGGCAACAGTCGAAGCCGCACCCGTTGGGCCTGTCGGACCAATTACTGTAGATGCGGCTCCAGTAGGTCCAGTAGCACCCGTAGGACCAGTTGGACCGACCACTGTAGAAGCAGCGCCTGTAGCGCCAGTCGGCCCAGTCAAACCTGTAGCCCCAGTCGGTCCAGTAGCACCTGTCAGTCCTGTAGCACCTGTTGGCCCTGTTGGACCCGTTAATCCCGTTGCTCCCGTAGGCCCGGTTGGGCCTGCAACTGTAGAGGCAGCTCCTGTTGGACCTGTTGGGCCTGTGGCTCCTGTTGGGCCAGTAGGCCCTGTAGCGTAGGGCAGCGTATTCCAGTTGTCCGTGCCGTTGCCGATCTTGAATTTGTCAGTGTCAAGCTCAACCCCAAGCTCACCCTCGGCTAGCAACGGGTTAACTGAAGTCCATGTTGCGGCTTCCCCTCTGCGAATTTGAATTTGAACTGTCATTACACACCACCTGCATCTATTGGGTTAACGCCGCCGTACACGCTGTTCGGAAAACCACCATCAAGGTTAAGCAAACCTTCACCTGGAGGCCCTGCCGGACCCGCAGGTCCCGACAAGCCAGCCGCCCCACGCTCGCCTACAACTTCACCGACGTTGGTAACAGTGCCGTCAGAAAACGTTAGGATCAAAGAGCCGTCGAAATCTATCTTAGCGCCTACGATAGAGACGCCTCTGTCTCCATCGTCGCCGTCAACGCCGTCCTTACCATCACGGCCAGCAGCCCCATCTTTGCCATCAGCCCCGTCCTTACCCACAATGCCGTCTTTGCCATCTTTGCCAGGCTCACCCTGTGGGCCTTGCAGCTTCTTGACTTCGTAGACTTTGGCGCGAATTTCAGGCAGCTCTTTACCGAGCAAAATAGCGATAGCCGCCAGCTTTGCTTCGGTAGACGCGCCAGACAGCAGGATTTTCTTGGCGTCCATCAGTCGCCTATGATGCTTTTAAGGAAGTCCTCGTCCTTTTTGCTTTGATTGGCCTTCTCGGCCATCTGCATTTGGACGATCTTGCCTTTGTTCTTGATGTCTTCCTCTTTAAGCATCAACTCAGCGATCTTCACCCGCTTGTCGAACTCAGCCGACTCGTTGCCCGTTGGCAGGTTCTTCGTTGTTGCCGAGATCACCTTAGCCTGCACTTCTTGCGGCATGAGCTGCGCCTCAGTCATCAGCTTCTGTGCTTCTGCCCGGTTCTGCTCGGCCTGCGTCGTGTTGACCGCGATCTGAGCTTGCGCCGCTTGCATGGCCAACTCTTGCTGCGCCTGCTGCATTTGCGCCGCTTGTGGGTCCGGCTGGCTCATCTGATCAAGTGCTGCCATCAGCTCATAGCGGTTGGTCAAGCTGGAGTTGTTCAAGATGCCCTTCAAGATCAGCGGCAGCACCGGGGTGTTTGGCCCCAACGTCTGCAAGAGACCAATGAACTGCTGCTGCTCGTACTCGCGGGCGATGATGCCCAGCGTGGCCGTTGGCAAGAACTTCATGTCCACGCTTGGGTAACGCTCGGGGTCAAACTGCATGTACCGGAACGCCGCCTTTTGGATGAACGGGATCAGGAAATCCTCTTGGAAGTTGACCAGCGTGCGCTTGTACTTCTTGATGATCGTGGCGACCGCCATGCTCATGCCCGCGCCGTCGCGGTTGCCTTGGCTCACCATGCCTTGGCTGTCCAGCGTGCCGGTGGCTTGCAACAACATGCGCTCGAACTCTTTCGCCGTGTTCAAGTTGTTCAGACTGGTTTCGCCGAACTTGAACGGGTAGAGAATCTCAGCCGGGTTGCCGTTGACCATGAACGCTTTGCCCGGCTTGACCTCGAACCGAGCGCCGCGTGGCAGACGGGTGGCGTCCATGCCCATCATAGGTGATGTTGTCAGCGCCAGCGAGTCCAAATGACTGCGCACCTGGGCGTCAATCGCCTTTTGCATGTTGTAGGACTTCTCCACCGTGCCACGGCCCAGCAGCCGGTTGGGCACCGTGTCGTCTTGGTAGCTGATGACCGGACGGTCCTTCATCATGTACGGGTTTTCTTCTGCTTTGAGCAGCAAACCGTCGTTGGCGATCACGACAATCGCCTCCACCATGTCCGTGTAGTCGTCGGCTGCGCTGTCTTCGGGAAACAGCTCCTCGACTTCTTCGTCCTTGTCCGTCAGGTATTCGCGGGGCACCAGGCCGTAGTACGTCAGCAGACGCACCTTTTCGTCGCGGTACTGGCTCATCTCCTGCGTCGGCTCTAGGTCGGTGTCCTCATACGTCGGGGTGATGTTTACCTTACGGTAGATGCCTTTCTCGATGCCTTCGACAATCTTGTGGATGCCCACATACTTCTCAATCGCCACGCCCATGCAGTCGTCCACAGACGTGCCGTTGGGGTCAAACAGGAAGTTTTTGGGGTTGACGGGCATGATTTTGACCGCAATCCGGCTTTTTTCAACCACACCGATGGCCGCTTGGTTCATTTGCCCCGGAATCGGCTGCGTGGAAGGCTCGAACACCTTTTCCGTCTTCACGACGATTTCGCCAATGCCTGTGCCGTAGATTTCGGCCATCAATTCGATCTGATCAATCGCTTTTCGAATTGATGGCCGAAATC